TATCAGTATCTACTGTCAATTCGCCCAGTAGTCCTGTAAAGGATGCGTGTTGTGCCGTAGTTCCTCTACGGCGTTGGAATGCGAATGGCATTAGATCGTTCCCCAATCTGCTAAGGAAGCCCAGTTAGCTGAGGTTCCGTTGTTAGTCATGAAATAACCACTTACACCAGAAGTTATAGTTGGTATATAACCTGCTGCCGTAGTGGCACTTGCTGCAGCAGATGATGCTGATGTAGCTGCAGAAGACGCTGATGTCGCAGCCGAAGTCTGCGATGTTAAAGCACTCGAAGCAGAGGTCGCTGCCGAGGTAGAACTAGTTAATGCATTGCTTGCATATACACCAGCAGATCCTGCTGATGTTGCAGCCGATGAGGCTGAGGTAGCAGCAGCTGACTGTGATGCAGCAGAACTTGTTGCACTTGTCTGTGCAGCAGTGGCTGATACACCAGCAGATCCTGCACTGGTTGCTGCGCTTGATGCGCTTGTTGCAGCGGATGCTTGTGATGTTGCTGCGCTAGAAGCTGAAGTAGAAGCTTGTCCTGCAGATGTTACCGCAGTAGCTGCTGATGTAGTAGCCGTTGCTGCAGATGCTGAAGCAGCAGACGCTGACGCAGATGCAGAATTAGCTGATGTTAAAGAACTTGATGCTGAAGTAGCAGCACTTGCTGCTGATGTATTTGTATTTGCTTCAACAGATGATAATGAAATCCATGTTCCAGTGGAAGTATCAGCGGTTGTGATATCACCCATGTCTCTAACGAGACCAGATGCAACTTGACCAGCAACTGTTGATGCTGAACCAGCAGCAGAAGATGCTGATGTTCCAGAAGATGTTGCGCTGGTAGCTGCAGAGTTGGCTGATGTTACTGCTGCCGATGCTGAAGCTGCTGCGCTAGTAGCACTAGTAGCAGCAGATGTAGCAGAAGTTAAAGCAGACGATGCAAATGTAGATGCGCTTGACTGTGATGTGCTGGCTGCGGTAGCAGAAGCTGCTGCTGAAGAAGCACTTGTTGCAGCGGAGGTAGCACTAGTGGCTGCCGATGTGGCAGATGTAGCTGCTGCAGATGATGCTGTACCAGCATTAGTTGCTGCAGTGGTTGCACTAGATGCAGAGGTTGCTGCCGAGGTTGCTGATGTAGCAGCACTGGATGCGCTAGTTGCTGCAGCAGTTGCACTGCTTGCAGCAGCGGTAGCAGAACCTGCAATAGTAGTTACGTATGCTAAGTTAGCTGCATCACCAGATGTTGTTGGTGTTGCTACGTTTGTAATCTTGTAGCTATTAGCATTGATGACACCAGCAGCGGTAATAATTGCTGCAGATAAAGTCTTTGTTCCAGTAAGGGTTTGTGTCCCACCAGTGCCGACAACGTCGCCTGTAATGCCATGGATATCAGTAGTTGCTACTTCGTGTTGGCGAGACTCGGTAAAGTCTCGAGCCGATACGCCGTGTTCAACGTTAGCACCAAAGGCGTGTGCCTTAGCACCTGATGAGTCAATGTTACGAGTGATCTGATAGGCAGTACCTACCAGACTGGTAACTTCGACTACTTCTTCATTAGCTGTATCCTTCTCAAGAATGAGTGTGTATGGATATTGCGCTGGAAGATTGCTTGCAGCAGCAAGCGTAAGGCTTACTGCTGAAGAACTTATCGATGCAGCAAGAGTTGTCTTAGCTGCATTCGAACTATAGTAACGTGCTTGTGTTGGCATTCATCACCTCTGGTACTGGATTATGTTGAGGAAGTTGGCTTGCTGCTTTGCCACCTCTTCCGCAAGGCGGACGGAGTAAAGCTGGAATAGATATTTAGCAGCAGTAGTAGATGCGCCAGCAGATACTGGTTGATCTAATGCGTCTGCAGAAACTGATGTGGCAATTACCTTGCCTGGGTCTACTGTTGAAAGTAGGCGATACATAGCACCAAGACGAACAACATCTTCACATGATGCGGGAAGACCACTTACTGTCAACTCTTGGCTATCTGTAATGGTTGTCGGATAGGCTGTGTACTGAACGTTAATACGAGCACCAGCCATAGGTGCTTCATTAAGCACAATAGCCTGACCATATGTATCTGTATCTTCGTCATAATAATTGGTATCAATACGCCATCTTTTAATAAGAGCCCATACTCCAGTAGCGTCTGGCAGTTCCCATGAAACACCAGTGATATCTACAACTGTGCTTGGGATTGAGTATGCGTATTGTGAGCCAGTAAAATCAAAGTTTGTTTCTTTAATAACTGGAAAGTTCATTCCTTTTATAGTCTCGAGCAATGCTCGTTTAACTTGTGTCCTTGGAAATAAAGGATTGTTTCTTACTATAGATCCAGACACATGGCTAGTTGCTGTAGTCCCACGCCATCCTCGACCAACAGGATTAGCTGATGTTCCAAGAATAGAAAGGTTACCGCTTGCTGCAATAGATTTCTTTACATATAAGAGTTCATCATCAATCTCAATGATGCCTTTGCTTATAGCTGATGCATCGTCAACTGCAATAGACAAGTCGTCACCATCAACGGTATTAAGTGCAATCGTTACCGATTCCTGGTTGCGGACATAGCCATTAATCTCACCAAGCGTTTGTTCTGTTAATTGATTTAACGTAGCCATTATGCTTGTAACGCCTTTCCTGCTTTATCAGACATACGGACAGCTTTTTCAATGTCCTTTATCTTGGTTGATGCTGGCTGAATGCCATCTTTCCTTGCGTTTCTATACGCATTAAGTTCTTTATTTGTAAGTTTGTTTGCTGCACTAGACAGAGGGTCTGTAATACTAAAGTTAGCTGCCTTGGCACACTCACCCCAGTTAGCATGGTCTTGGGTCTTACAGCCTGATCTACAATTAGACATTGAAAACGTAATCTCCGTATCCCGCTGCTGCTAGTTCTACTGCTTCTGCATCTGTTATGACGTTGTCATAACCACCACGTAATACGCGTTGGTATGTTGCTAGATCTGAATCCTGTGGGACGACTATTGTTTTCCAAACGCCACCAGTTTTAACAACGCTCTTACCAATAGGATAAGAAACAAACCATAGGTCATACTCACGACCAGGTCTGTATTTGTATGTTGGTCCACGAAATACCTTTGCCATTACCACTTCACCTTGTCTGCCCAATAGGCTGCTGACATAACACCCTTGCTAATATTCTTTGCATGACGTGCCTTAAACGATTGGCGACGTTGGCGGTACTTTTTAGTCTCGCCAGCTTTTTCAGGTGAACCTGATACACCCTGCTGACCAAAACGAATGGTCTTAATTTGTGAGCCAGATTTGGCTACAACAATGTGAGACTTCTTTGGATGCGTTGGTGTAGCTTTTGGTTTATTAAAACCAGATACACCTGCTCGTTTTAGCCTTGGGTCCATTTACTTCTTCTTTACTTTAGGTTTTCTAATTCCCGACTTGGCTTTACCAGATGCTGATAAAGCAATTGCAATTGCTTGCTTTGGGTTCTTAACTACCTTGCCACCTTTACCTGAATGTAAAGTGCCAGTTTTGAACTCATGCATAATTCCTTGAACTGATTTCTTTGGCATTATTTCTTCTTTTTAATCGCTGGCTTTTTAACGCCAGGCTTCTTCATATCAGAATTCTTCATCATCTTGCCATTCATCATATGCATGCCACCTTTTGTAGAACCATATTCTTTCTTACGTGCAGATGAACCTTCAGTTGTTTCGTGCTTCTTCATTGCTTTCATTGAAGTATACTTTTCATTCTTCGCTGACATCTTCTTCTTCTTCCTCAAAATCATCCATGTCATTCTCTGACATTGGTGCGGGAAATTCCCAGTCTGGCAATTGGCGAGTTAATAGATCCCAAGCTTCAGCATCACTAAAGCCAGCATCCATAAATGCTTTATACATTTCATGCGCTTCGTAGGCGTAAGCCTGGAGCGGTGTAATTAGATCTAACTCTTCGCTCATAATTTCCTTAAGTAGAGAGGGGCAGTTGCCTGCCCCTCCCCATCAAATTAAGCAGACGCGATAGATGACTTGCTCTTGATAACGTAACGTGCTTCTGTACGGAAGACGTTCCATCCAAGAAGACCCTTCCAGCCCGCTGGGCGGAAGCGCATCAACTTATCTGTAACTGGACCGATAACAGTCTTTGGCTCGTATGAGACAGCCTCAAGAAGAGCCTGCTTTCCAAGTAGAACTGTTGCGTATACCTTTGATGTACCAGAACCTGAAACAGATTCAGCACGAGGTGTTTCGATATAGCGAACCTGATCGAAGATTCCGATCTCGCCAGACCATAGGTTACCTACACCTGCTTCGGTGTATGTGTGAGGAAGCTGCCATACAGCAGATCCTGATGTTTGTGCTTCAGAACGAAGATCGTATGAAACATCTGGGTGGATTAGTGCAGTGTAGAGACCGCCTTCGCGTGTCTGAACATTTGCTCCACGTAGCTTTGCTACACCACGGCGAGCAAGTGCTGCTGTGAAGTTAGCTGCTGAAGTTGAAGCTGAAACATCTTGTCCATTGAGTGTTGACTCATCGGCAGAAGTTGTTCCTGTGTAGCGACCTGTTGCTAAGGCAGTTAACTTAGTCCATACAAGTGAGTCCAGTGAGTCACGCATGTTGAAAGACAACATGTCTGCAACTGCTGGATCGATTGCTGATAGAGACTCAAGAGCAAGACGCTCAGTTGTTAGAACAGCATTACCGTATTCGTTCACTGTTACGTGGACGCGGTTGGTATTGCTTAGCTCTACTGCATCTGGATCAGCTGTTTGAGTTAGTGCTGAAGTAGCACGAGATAGATCTGTGTAGACCTGAAATACGACAGTGTTACCTGGGTTTGTTACATCGACAGGACGCTTGTCCGCAAACTTGCGGAACATTGGTTCTGAACGAAGGTTAAACTCAATGTACTTGTCATACGCAGTCTGGATCAAGTTCGACATCGTTGATGTCGTTGTTGACGTGGCTGGTGTTGTTGGCACGTTTAATTCCTTCTATTAGGGTTGATTGTATTGTTACCGTTTTAAGAAGTTGGTGAGCTCTTCCACTGAAGTAGCGTTGCTAATCAATGAATGAATGTCACGACCCACTGATGGGTCGACATCACCATCTTCAAAATTCGACATTTGCTCAAATGCTTGAGCATCAGGGTCTTCTTCTGAAGACTCTGATTCATCAACGGCAGTAATGCCAAAGGCATCGCCGTATTCATTTAACCATTCAGCTACTGCTTCCTCGTCGGCTTCAATATCCGATGGAATAAATGCTGCGATTCTTGGATTGAGACCAAAACTTTCTAGTACTTCCCCGATAGCTGCTTCGTGACTATATGTCTGATACTCCTCAAGCTGTGAATCTCTCTCCTTGATTTGCTTGGAAAGTTGATCTACTTGCTTGCGTAGTTTCTTTACTAAGTCAGTACCGTAGTCTTCGGTATCGTCTTCGAACGTTTCGTACTCGTTATATTCTGCCATTGCTTTTTCTCCCTATTAGTTGTTGGACCCTCATCGGGTTTGCACCACACGTACTCCTCACAAGGGGAAGTGATTCATAGACGTGATGACTACCAGACTGATACTCGTTACCTGGGCTGGTCGATCAGGAACGGAACTTAGTTATACGTCAGCTTTTTTACTACGACGTCCAAGAGAGGACGCATCAATTGCTGATTTCTGTGCAAACATTGCACGTTCTTTAGAAGCTAATCGCTTCTTCTTCATTGTTACATCTGCGCCACCTGCAAGAGCAAGCTCTTCACGAGCTAGATCTTGAGTGCCACCTTGTTCACCATAGAGACCTGTAAGTCTTTGGTAATCGGCTTGGCTTGCAGCTGCAGACTGGAAGGCTGACTCTGCTTGAGCACCTTTACCAGATGTGTAAATTTCTTCTGCGAAAGCTTTGTCAGATAGTTGACCAGCACGTGCAGCAGCACCACCGATTTCGGCTGCGCCGTACATCTTCTTAGCTTCTTCGGTTGTGTACTTAAACTTAGAGTTAACTAAGTCAAAAGCCTTTTCGCTGTCAAGCATATATGCAGCAAGTTCGCCTTCTGTCCAACCGTAATATTCTTTAAGAGCATTCTTAGTGCTGTAATCAGCATTTTGCAAAGCATTCTTTGCAATATTAACACGGTCTGTAAGTTCGCTTACGCTGACTGAGTTTTCAATAAGACGACGGAAGTCGTCTTGTGTATCATAGAAACCAGTTGGTAATCCAGCCTCACGAAGAATTGATTCGTATCCTTTTTCTGCTTGGATGTATTCGTATGGTGTAAGAAGCTTATCGCCAGGTCGACCCTTGCCATCCTTCATACGTGCAGCAATTGTTTCATTTGCAGCAAAACGAGTCTTATATGCCTCACTGTCATAAATACTATTAAGGATCTGAGCATCGGTTGGCATAATGTTTTCTTCATATACCTTATCGATTGCCTTATTTAATGAATCAATAAATCCAGCACCAAGACCTGTGTTCTGAAACATCTTTAATACGGAATCTTTAGCACCAAAATCTGTGTATGTATCAACCATGTTGCCCATGGTTCCATCTGACATAACCTGCCAGACTTCTACAACTCCACCAGTTTTACGAATAGTCTTTTCGTATGCAACAGTCTTTGCTACTGGCTTATTAAATGTAGCCTGCATTGCTGCAATTTGATTAAGCAAATCTGCAATCTGTGTATCAACTGCACCAGTTGCTGCAGTTACTGGATTAACAAATGTTGTAGATCCGCCATAGGTAGCAGTCGAAGTGCTTGTTGCTGTACTTGTCGCAGTGCTGGTCGCAGTGCTGGTCGCAGTGCTAGTCGCAGTAGAGGTCGCGGTGCTGGTTGATGTTGCTGTTCCAGTATCGCTTGGTGTATATGGTAAATTTTCAATTGGTGCAGATGGTGCAGCAGGAGCTGCTGGTGCTTTTGGCAGTGGTGGCTCTGTATAAATCTTAGTGCCAGACCAAATCATAGAACCATTGTTATACTTTGGATTGTTATCAATTGTTGGGTTGATAGCAAGAAGTTCTTTAACTGTCATGCCATTGTCTTTAGCAATTTGCCAGAATGTATCTCCTGGTTTTACTGTAACAAATTCACGTGGTGCTGGTGCTGAAGCAGCAACTGTACCTGACTTAGATGCAGCGGAAGCATTCTTCTCACTAGCCGTCATTCCATAATCAGCTACTGCTGACGCAAGCGGTGAATAATCTCCGCCATCTGACATATAATCTCTTGGCATTTACTTACCCCAGGAATCCGAAGTCGCGGAGAATCGTTGATGCAATCTTGGTCTTCTCCTCTTTTGCTGTGCTTGTGTAATCCCAGTTGCCAGAACGACGAGCCATTTTCTTGGCATCGTAAAGGTTCATGGTTCCAACATTTCCTTTTTCATCTGTGTAGTTAAGGGCTCGTTGTACATAATCATTGTTAAGATCTAGTGAGTTAACATCCTGTTCCCATGTATCAGCAATTGCTGTTAACCATGGATCGGCTGCGTCGCGTAGCGTCTTGCCTTGAGATAATTGTGTTGTAAGACCAGGAAACATTGACATTGCTCGCTTTTGAAGTTCATTATCTAGATCTTCTGCGTTAAGAGTTCCAGCAATAAGACCTTTCATGCTGTTCTCAAACCAGCCTTCGAATCGTGTATTAGACATGCTGTTAGGGAAACCATATTCCCATGCTCGCTTGTAAAGCTCGTTGGCTACAGTCTCTAATTTGCCAGTTAGGTTATAGATTGTTTTGTCGCCAATAACACTCTTTTTGCTAAAGTCAATTGCCTTAGACATAATCTTATTAAGAAATTCTTGGTCGTAGCGAACAACCTTTCCATCTTTAATAATAGCTGACTGCATCATTTGCTGTGCATAATCAATAGCTTGTGCTGCTGTAATGTTTATACCATTACCCATAAATTGCTTAACAATGTTGCTTGCATTAAGTTGCAAGTCTGCAGCGTATTGACCTGGGTTAGTTTCTTTATAATAAGCGTATTGACGCTGAGTATCAGTTTGGTTCTTGTACCAAGTAGTACCCTGAATCATCTGAGTCATCAATGCCTCAGATGTAATTCCTTGTTCAAGGATTGAATTTAAGATATTCTTGAGGCTGTCATCAGCACCAATAACACCAGCAGCAATACCAAACTTGGCTTGTAATGTAGCCATGTCTAGCTTATCTACGTTTGTTGCAGCCTGTGTTGATGTACTTGTAGATGTTGCAGTAGAAGTTCCAGTACTAGTTCCTGTATTATTGCCACTGGTTGCATTGTTAACTGCTGTGTTTAAGCCAGTTGATGCACCAGACTGTGTTGGCATCTGAAGGACAGTACCACTAAAGATTGTGCTTCCGCCGTTATATTTTGGATTAGTCTTTAAGAATGGATTGGCTGCAATAATCTTTGCGGTTGTTGTTCCGTTAGCAGCTGCAATTTTACTAAGCGTATCGCCAGTTTTAACTGTATATGCCATTAGCCACCCACCACATTTCCAATTGCATTAGGATCTTTAAGAAGTTTTTCAACTAAACCTAAGAATGTATTTGCTGCAAATGACTCGGCATAGTCTGGACGAGACATTGCAAAGTTACGAGCAAACATTGTTGGATCAAATCCAGTAGTCTGTGTTCCAGTTGTTGCAGTTGAACCTAATGTATTCTTACCTTTAGGAGCAGTAGTTGTAGTTGAACCAGTAAATACTGAAGGTTCTTTTTTAGCTGCTGCATTAACACCTGCAGTGTATGCATCAATTTCAGACTGTGTCGCTCTGCGACCAAGTCTGCGCTCCATCTCATCGCTGATTTGTTGAGCAGCAGATGAACCACTGTACTGTGTAACACGTGAATCTTTCTGAGCCTGTGTTCCATACTTAGGACCAGAACTTTCAGTTCGATATAAAGATGGGTCCATTACATTAAGATATTCAAATGGATTACCACTGGTACTACCTAGTGATTGTGTCCAACCAACTGCATCATTCCAAACAACCTGTGCATATTTTTTAGCTATACCTTTACGTGCAAGATCTGCAATAAAGTCATTATATAAAGATTTGTTCTTAGTAGGTAGATACTTAAACCAGTCTTTAGCTTCATCTGGTGAGGCAAAACGTGCAGGTGGTAGACCTGGCAATTGAATGCCAGGAACGTTAGGAGCAAATGATGGGTATGATGAACTTGTTCCAGTGTTTGTTACAACTGGTCTTGTTTTAGAACCTGCTGCATACGCAGCAGTTCCTGGTACAAGGCTTTCACCATTGGGACCGTATCTTAGTTCAGCCATTATGAAGCCACCAATTCTGTACTTAGTTCGGGCATGTTCTCTAACCACCTTGCTGCAAATGTTGAAAAGTCATCGCTTGCAACTTGCATAAAGTTATAATGAAATTGCGAGAACTGTGCTTTAAGATCTGCTTTACGAGCATCGCTGCTCATTGCTTGGGCATACTGTTGTTTGAATGCGTTAGCTTGGGTTAACCAGTAGGCAATTTCTGTCCACTTGTCACCTTTACCATCGGCATATTGTCTCCACTTAGGATCATTAGCAATCTCCTGGATTGCTGGAACTGTTACGCCCCAGAAATCTCTTTGGCTTGCTGAACGATTATCAGCCCAACCTGGAAAGTCTGTTTGGATTGCTTTAACCATTCGGTCATACTCTGCTTTAATACCAAGTGATTGGTATCTAACTTGATATGACGAAGTAACTCCATATTGAGCCATAACTGAATCACGCCACTCTGTGGCTTTCTGATATTCAGCCCACCCACGGCGTGATTCAATGTCAACTCTTAGTTCTTCTGCACTCTTCTTTTGAGTAAGAGGAGAGTTATATCCGCCAGGGAAATTTAATCTCTTGTAGATTGCAGCGATCTCAGTTGAATATTCATCTGTTAACTCACCATATCCAGCAGATAACATTGATGCGTATTTAGTATCCCAACGACCAATCTTTTCAAGAAGGGCTGGGTTATTACGAATCATTTTAATATCTGAGTAGTTTGCAGCTACACCAGCAATGTTCTTTTGGTTTGAACCAATCAAAGCAATGGAGTCAATGCCCCATTCTTCTTCCATCTTCTTCTGCGCTAGGTCGTAGTCGCCACCAAACTGAGTAAGTAGGTCGCTGTAATACTGTGTAGCAGCACGAGTTACTGGATCAAAAGTTGTTGAGATAGGAGCAAAGAATTGAACCACAGAACGGATGAAAGACATATTACCTGCTGCTTTAGCAGCAACCGCCATGCTAGGAGGTTCGCCTGTACGTCCATTGCGATCCCATTCTGAATAAAGAACGCGATAGTTAGTAAACACTTCATCGACGAATCGATCACTACGCAGTATGCCAATCTTATCCAGTGCTGAACGTAAATAGCCTGGAGCAATTGTATTAACTGCTGTGCTTACTAGGTTGCCACCTTCTTGTGGGTAACCACCATAAAGAATACTGTTTTCATAAAAGTCATCACCAAATGTGGAACGTATGTTCTTTGCAATGTCTTCACCATGAATTGTCCATAAACCAAAAGGTGCTGTAAATCCATCTTTAACAAGTTGTGAAATTCCAACGGTTCCAAACCAAGACACGCTTGGATCTGCAATCATGAATTCCATTTGCTTTGGATTCCATTTAAGCCCACCACCACGTGAGTCTGTATATGGCTTAAGCGCATCCTTTGCCCACTGAGGGAGCTTGTCTCCCAATGGAAGCGGATACTTAACGTTTACCTGAGTCCCTGGTGGAACATCTGACATCTTTGCATATGTGTTTCCATCTTGGTCTTCGTATGCTTCAAAGTTATCAAAAGCATTAGCAATACCGTTATACCAATATGCATTCATTGGGTTCTTAGCCATCAATTTCATGGCAACTACCTGGCTATTAAAGAACGCTAGAGGGAATGACATTGCAAAACGAGCAGCGTACATACCATTGGTAAGGCGACGTGATGAATACAGTGTTTGTTCCACACGTGCTAGTGCATTACGATAGGCAACCTGACGCATCTGGTTATTAACCACTGCATCTGATGGGTCAATGCCAGCACGTTGTGCTGCATTGATAAGTGTTCGCATTTCATCTCTTGTGTAATTCAAGAAGAGTGGATTACGAACCATTCTATTTTCAGATAACGCAAGAACGCGCCATGCTGCATCAGTAACTCCAGCTAAATTAGCAAATCTCTTTTCAGCCCAGTTCAAATCATTAAGATTAATGTTTGGACCTTCAATAGACTCAAGTAGATCTGGTCTATTGCGAAGAAGGATTTCTGTTTCCTTGATTGAAACATCTCGTTCTAGGATAAGTTTACGTAGTTCTTCGCTTGGATACATCTTACGAAGCTTGTCGCTTGTTGTGCTAATCCATGATGCAAATTCATCTTGAGTCATTTGATGACCAGCACGTGATGACATACGACGTCGGTATTCTTTACCAGCATCACCTGTATAAAGCCATTTAAGAATCTGTCCGTCTGATTCACCACGCATCATCATGCCTAAAGGCATCTCAAGTTCGTTACGAATCTGACGATTAGCAATATGTGCTAACGCATTCCAATAAGGCTTACCCTCGTTACGCTTGATTGTGACAAATCGTGAGCCTTCTGCACGTAGACGACGGCTATATTCAGCCTGCATAGATGTACTATAAAAGTTTTGTGTTGAATCGATCTCAGACATGTAGGCTTTAGCACCACGAATGTTGGGATCTGCAAGACCTGCAATTGCATATTCTTTACCATTAACAATAATGACTTCTGCTTCTTGACCTAGCAGTTTACGATTGCGTAAAGCACCTTGTGCTTTAGCCTCGTCTGAAATAAGAGCACGTTTCTTTTCAATAAGAACTGAAAGACCATTAACAGCCTGTCCAGTGCGATCTAATTCATCGGTTGCCTTGTAGAAAGCATCTTGTGCTTTCCAAAGTTCGTAATCTGCTGCATGTTTTGCAGCATCTGCTTGTGCTTGTGTAGCTTTAGTAGCCTTTTTGGCTAGTGCTTCAGCTTTTGCTTGCGCTGTACGTGCTGCTTGCCATGCCATTTCGGCTGCATCAAAATTCTTTTGTGCTACTTCCCATGGTTCAACAGCAATTTTAAGATCACCAGCAAGGATATCCATCTCTTTGAGGACGGCTTTCTCTTGACGTCGTGATGCTGCGCTATTAGTTCCAGGAATCCAACGCTTTGCTTGTTCTGCACGTAGGCTTGTATTGTGAACAATGTTCTGTACACCAGGCATTCCGTTTTTTACAAGTTCCATTGATTCAAGTGCCATACTTCCACGAGCAAATGGATCAACCATTGAGTTCTTTGGGATGTATGCAAAGCGAAGTAGGTTTAAGTTGTTAAATACCATATTGGCTGTGTCAAGAACTTGACCTACAGCCATTCCAACCTTAGAGGCAAATGCTCCAAGCTCTTGACCTTTAGTAATTGGTGCTCTTGCACCAAGTGAACGCTTAGTATTTACAATAACTTCAATTTCTAACTTACGGAAATCAAGCATTGGTACAGTCTGAGCTTCATTTGATACAGCAAAGAAGTTGGTTACGTTAAGGTTTCCATCTTCATCTGGTATAAATCCATGCTTAGTTGCATATTGGGTTAATGTTTGGCGACGCTCACTAACTCCAGCATGCCATTTAGTAATTTGGTCTACTGCATCTTTGTTAGTTTTGATATCATCGATACCACGAACACCGTAATTATTAGCAAGTCTAATCATGACTTGTTGTTCTACTTGCGCAAGAGCCATTGCTCGTTGAGTATCATCCTGTGCTGCAAGGAACTTCTCAACCATATCGCGCTTAAACTTTGCACCTTCTGAACCGCGCAGCATTTGCAAACGGTTAAGGTCTGATAGTAAATCATTGGCTGCTTCAAACCTACGTGGGTTAGAAACATTGATGTGACCTTGTGGTCGACCTGAACCCACCCATGCAATAGCACGTACGGCACGATCGTAAACATCTGTTTGATATACAGTTGAACGCCAGCCTTCGCCACCGTCTCGACCAAATAGTTTGATGTCACCATACTTAGCTTGCAAAGCAAGCTTTTGCTTACCGAGGTTTAGCTTTTCTAATACGCCATACTTACCTGGTTGATAACTTTCAAGTACGCCACTAGTTGCTTTAGACATAAAGTCATCAAGTGCATCAGAAAATTTAGGATCAGATGCTCGCTTGGCGTCAATGATAGCCTGATAGCGAGTTGTCAACTTAGGACTGATTGCATCTAATCCAATTTTAGAAAAATCTGAAATTGGTTCAAATCGGTTAATGCCATAATTGTCAATATGGTCAGCAAGTACTGGCTTGCTTTGCATTAAACGCATGAATGCTGCAGTATCACCACGTTCGGCAAGCAAGTAATCTCCAACATCTCGATGATTATCAAGACGAGAGACGATTGTTGCTGTGCGATATGGGTTTGCAGTTTCTGAAATCAAAGGATTCGCAGCAAGACGAGTTAGATTTGTCTCTTTAACTGCGTCATCAATAAGAACACCAAGACCAGATGTAGGTGCTTCGCCAGTTTTGGCAGCAGCCCAAGCAACAGTATCCTCAACTTTAGCGCGGAATGTATTCATATCTGCAGTTGTAAGAATCTTTTTTGATCCAACTGCAGTCTTTACACCTGCACGAGTTATTGCTCCAGCACCTTTAGTACCAAGCAATGCGAGAGTTAAATCTGTTCCACCTGATGCAACAATTCCAAGCCATTCATCTCTGAATGCATTGTCTCGTTGTTTGTCATCAAAGACGTTAAAGTTGCTGTCCATGAATGTAGGAGTAATTGCATCTGGTAATACAGATCCAACAACTCCTCCTACAGATGTGGCAAGAGCCTGACCCATTGAGATCTTCTTGGCTTGCTGGGATGCGTATCTAAAACTAGATACGCCCTTGCCTTGACCAAGAGCTTGTGGAACAAGAAGAGCAGTAGAGACACCCTGTGTAATAGGTTGAACTACGTATTTGCCTACTGTCTCCATAACCTTCATGGCTGGATTTACAATAAAACCAAATGGACTATTCTTTGCCTTTTCAATTCCAGAAGCAATCTTAGGAACAATAGCTTTTTCAATTCCACCGACTTTAGTATTATCAAACTGTTGTTTCTTAAAAGAATCTACAGGTGAATACGTTGGTCCAGGGGCGGTTGCTGGTGTTTCAGCGTAGTACTTATCCCACCAGTTGGGAGTTGGTGTTGGCTGTGGTTGCATCTGCGACATTAGTCATTCCCCCTTCTGGAGCTGTAGTTAATTCATTAAGTAAATCAATGCGATCACTATCAGACTCAAAAGGAAAACGAGCTAAATCCCATGCTACTGGAGCCAACTCAAACCCAAGATACTCGAGGTTCTCCTCGAACTTCTTGAATACTTTCATTCAGTTTGACTCCGTAGATATTTAACAAATGCTTTCATTGTTCCAGTTGAATTAGGTGAATCTGCAAACTGCATCATTAGAGGTAGATACTTTTGTAACGCAGTTAAGTCTCCTACTTGTACATCACTGGGTGCTTTAAGTCCTAGTACTTCACTGCCTGGACCTGGACCAGCATCAACACCTGCAGTAACAGGTTCGTTTGGTCGGTTAGTTTGCGCAGATAACGGAATAACACTGCCTAATGGATTAGCAGATTTTGCCATTGGTGCGCCCGCCTGTTGTGCAAGAAAATCCTTTTGCTCGCCATAGGCTGCATTAGGTAATCTTTTAGCACCCTGCGCTGGGATATCTGGTCGCTTGGAAAACTTTCCAGGACCAGATACCGCGCCAGGATTGGGTTGCAACATAGACATGAATTACTACTTTCTTGAAGCTTCGTATGCTTTCGCTGCTTTAGATCCTGGTACATATGGAACTGGACCTGTATACATTGGCTTAGGAGCTGGCTTGTTATTAGGGATCTTCACTGTTGTGTTTCGATAAATCTTGCGAGGATCTTTAATTTTCTTATTAGCTGCTAGTAACTCTGAAAGAGTTACGCCAGCCTTCTTAGCAATACCTGAAAGTGTGTCACCGTGTTCAACTTTGTAATCAGTAGTTGTTCCACCAGGACCGATCTTAAGACCTTTACCGCCACCCTTTGGATACGCACCTGCTGGACGCTTAGGCAATGCTGTTAGACCTGCAGCTGCTGCTGCAGTTGTCTTTCCTTTTAATCCACCTGGAACTGCACGACCATAAGATGCGTTAGTCATCTTATCTTCACGACCGCGACCAAATGGCTTTCCTGAATTGATCATGTCCCAAGTTGTGCGATCCTTGGTATCTTTGCTTAATGCTTTATGAATAGGACCTGCAGCAAGAGATGCTGCTGTAATTGCAAGACCGACTTTACCGCCAGTTGCTTTCCATGCGCCTTTACCAATTGCACGTGCAACTGTGCCTGCAGTAACTTTCTTAGCTGCTGACTTAGCACCAGTTGTAGCAACTGTGCCTGCGCCCTTCTTTGCAACTACTGCAGGAAGGTTAGGTGTTCCGCCTTTAGCAATACGAACCGCTTCGCCCTTTGACTTACCTGACGCAACCGCTGCCTTGTACCTATCAACTTCTGCTGCTGTCTTAAGTTCACCTGCTGCTGCAACACCTGTTTTAATTTTTGGTGTTGTTACTGTTGGCTTAGTTGTTGTTGGCTTAGCTGTTGTTGTGCCTCTTGTTGCTGCCCAGTTCTTACGTTCTGCTGGTGTCATCTTTGCCCATGCTGCTTTATTAGCAGCAGACTTTTCTGCACGAGTTACGCCAGGCTTCTTAACGCCAGGCTTTGGCGAGAATCCCTTGTTAACCTTTGGAGGTTTATTTGGCGGTGTTTGACCACCACCTGCAGCAGCAACCTTTGGTTTAGGTTTTGATATTGTTTCAGCGGTTCCAGAAACTGGACGAGTTGTCAACTTCTTCTTTGATTTTGGTTTTGGCTTCTCTGGTTTAGCTGCAGCAGGTGCTGTTGCTTTAGCAGGAGCAGATTTAGCTGCTGCTGCATCTTCTTTTGCATACATGCGATCAACTGCAGCTCTAGCCTCACGGCGATCACGAGCAATTCGCTCTTGTGCTGTTTCAGTTGGCTTACTAAATACTTTATTTCCGCGATCATCGGTAATGTAACCTGCCTTGGCTTCTTTCTTTACTTCTGAAAGAACTGCCTTATCTTCTGCAGATACTTTTGCCATAGGGTCACGGCGTACCGCCTTGGTCTTTCTACTTGTGAAAGCTCCCTTGGCATCGGCTACAGCAGCTTTACGCGCCTGCTTAAACTTCTTCGGAGCTTTTGGTTTCTTTGCTGCCATGGTTATCCTCTTCCGATGTAGCCGAATTGACCATTTTTTGTATTTTTAGGCGTCGGCTTTTTAGTTATTTTTGGTGTTGGTTTAGCCGTTACTTTAGGTGTTGGCGTAGGTGTTGGTTTAATTGTTATTTTAGGTTTTGGTTTTGCTGTTACCTTAGGCGTTGGCGTTACCTTGGGTTTTACCACTCTTGGCTTAGGCTTAACAGTTACTGTTGAAGTATCCACTGGTGTAATCACTGTTGAAGTATCCACTGGTGTAGTTACCGTTGAGGTATCTTCTGGTGGAATAATTACTTTTGGTGGGACTGTTGCTTTAGGCGTAAGGGTTGGCTTAACTACCTTTGGCTTAGGTTTTGGTGTAGCAGTTGGCTTGGGTGTTGGCTTTACTACCTTAGGTTTAGGCGTTGGCGTAGCTGATGGTTTAGGTTTTGGTGGAGGATTATCTCTAACCATGCCTTTTTCAAATCGATAAATACCCTTGGGGAGCGAACTCATCGGTTTCCAAGTTTTTGATTTGCTATCGTAATACCATCTACTGTCAGCCATAAATGTCCTTTACTTAAAAGTTATTAAGCTTTACTTAAGCTTGTTGTTGTTGCCCTTTGTGCCTTTTGACAAAGTACCTTGCTTCACCATTCCACCACCAACGACTTTTCCGCCGTTTTTCTTGCCCATGATTGCTGTTGAAGTTGGAGCCTTTGCTGATTTTCCTTGCTTTCCGAACATTTGTTTCTCCTTAGTTATGCTGGGATCTGACGAGTTACTCTCGCTGCTAGATTTGGATTTCCTCCACCTGTTAGACCTGCAAGCAGTTCTTGCATTGCTGGTCTACCTTGAGGAAGTTGTGGTGCTTGTCCTCCGCCCATTCCAGGTTCAGGAACTGCTGGTTGTTCTTGCATTCCTGGTTGTCCTGCTGGGGCTTCTGGTGCTGGTTCTGGCTTAAAAGCATTTGCTACTGCATCTTCAAGAGGGATACCCTTCTTGCGATCTGTAATAACGCTTGCCATTTTTTCTACAATCTTCATTGGGTCTTGACCTTGCATTACCATTTGTGGAATTGCTGCAGCCATTTGTGATACGGACGCTTTAAGGGAATCACGCATCTCTTCAATGTCGATTGCTCGCTCTTCTTCACCAGCATTAAGCGAGATAGGAAGGTTGCGACGCAACATTCCACGAGAGATTAACTTATCTCCACGAGCTTGTAGACCCCATACCAATGCACGGTTAGGGTCTAAACCTGCCATAAGACCGTACTCAACGGTCACGCCATAATTTCCATTAATGTCGGAAGATGGCTTGTACTTTAACTTGTAAGGAACTCCGTTAGCAGTTGCGGATACTTCACGAGTAATCTCTGGGAAATATGCTTCATCAGTTGCAAATGCAAATGAGATTGCCTGTCCAATTGCCTCACCAAGAATTGATTGGTAAATCTTAACTTGTGAATCGTATCCTGCCATCAAAGCCTTTACGCCTTGACCAGTAACTACTGATCCTTCTGCTTGTCCTGCACGTGCTTGAGGGAAACGTGTTCCCAATTTCATTTCATCCGCTAGGACATTGTTCTCCGCAAACGCGAACTGAGGTACATCCAGGTTGATACGACGAATTTTCTCAGGAGAGTTAGAACGAATGACTGAATCAGGACCAATGGATAAAGAAGTAACATCATTAGGAAGAGCAAGTGGAGCTTCAACAGACTTCTGAACAGCTTCCATAGTAAGGAGAGCAAGTCGCGCTTTCGCTGCGTAAACAGGTAGTACATCGTCGAACTGACCCCTGGTCTCGCCATCCAAAGAAGGACGTTGAGCAATTGCAATTGGGACGATACCCGCCTTGTTTGGTGTCGTTGCAAGTACTAACCCTCCACGATCTGGTAAAAATAAAACAGTCTTTTGTCTGTCTGTCCAACGTACAACCTGTAACAAACTGTTACCGTCGCCACGTGTATAAGTATTTGTTTGAAGAATTGCATCGGCATGCTCGGGGAAGTGAGCAGCCAAGTCTCCAGCTTTACGGTGATATAGACGAGCGTAGGTGTTTACAACACCGAAGCGATCCATATCGTAATAAGCACCCATTGAATTTTCCACATGGATGTGTGGTCGCTTGTCCTTAAAGTTTGGTTCAACTCGTAAAGGAACAAAGCCATAGGTTGCTAACTGATCTGCGCCACGCAGTAGTTCCGTTCCAAGCCGAGATGATGCAACATAATAGTTTGCAATCTTGGTACGCTTGTCAGCCTTGGAACGCTGGTTATCATCGAGAGATGAATCACCAGCAGCAGTAATGGTAGGTAGAACACCGACTTGTTCAGCAACATCTCTTGCGACAACGTCAATGAGGTTGGCAATAATAGGACGTGACCAAATGCCTTCTGGGAATAAACCACGGAAGACCTGATCGGCATTGCCAGCTCTAACAAGAGCAACCTCGCGCATGCGCTTATCGCGCTCGGAGTTACGAGCTTTTAATTGCTCGAATGCATTTACAAGTTCTTTCATTGATGTCACAATCTCACAGCTCGCTGTTGTGCAGCGAGGTCATCTAAGTTGATGATGTATCTTGATTCAATCTCACCACGAGGTGTATATTGATTGTTGATAAAGTTTGGTACGTTAGTCGAAGTTAACAAAGTTTCTCTGGCTACGATCTCACAGAACCATAATGCCATCACGGCATCCATCTTGAGTTTCTTGCCTTGTACTCCTGGTTGCCAGGTTACTAATTGTTCTATTAACTTTTTGACGTGTTCATTCTTCGAGCTGTCTGGTAATTCAATTAAGTTATCATCAGCATGCTTGAAGTTGTTCATGACTCCATCTCGCTTAGTGAGGGAGCCGAACAGTGGAGCCAGAGAGGCAACGCCAAACTCTGGATCCTGTTTATTATTTCCTGTGTAGTGAGGTCTATAACTAATACCTCGGGTCGACAGGAAGTTACGAATCTCTTCGTCTTGTGTAAGGAAAAGCTGAAAAGCATTTGATTCCACAATGACCGTATGCGGTTTATACGCATCGGTCCATTCCCTAATAAGAGAACGAATTGCTGCAGGTGTAGGAGCTGTCATGATGTGAACATCTAAGACGTAGCGTTTATGTGACCTGCGGTCAACCGCATAGGCGATAGCAGCGGTATCACCAGACATTGCTGGGTCGATACCTATGACCCTGTAAAAGTTCTCAGGGTTGTTGGGATGTCCTGCTGCGCCTGCAACCAATGCACCCGATTTTCTCATTCCGTTGACTGCGCCTCTGACGCATGTCGGGTCGAAGATTGCATTCTCCGCAATATCGAGGTTCTGGTATACCAGCGACCACTTAGATGGTCCTGCCTCATTACGGACCGCCGTTAGACGCGGTCCTGTCCATCGATCAAACAAACCATTCTCGTCGGGTACGTCAGTATCCGTAAGAGGTTGTTCGGTCTTTTCCCAAAGACATTTCCAGTCTTCAGGCTTGTCTGCATATTCTAAGACTGCAGGCATGGACAAATATGACCAAGGCAATGTGCCATCGGTGTAATGCTGTGGGTTGCGGAGTTCCTTATATAAGTCAACTGCTGATACTCGTGTGCCTACAACAAGAAGCTGCCCACCTCCTGGTGGTAGGCGTGAAGCAACTTCTTGTCGAATCCACTCTTGTTGCTTAGCCCACTCTGAAGCATTACTCAGAGTGACTACGTCGTCAAGAACGATTAAGTCTGCACGGTTTCCGTAAACCTGCCCGCCCATACCGATAGCTTCGACTGAAGGGTCTTTAGCATCGTTATCGCGGATGTCGCCACCAAGATAGATCTTGGTTGCTGACCACTGGTCTGCAGTAGCTTTGTATCCATCTGCTGGACCAAAAGCTGCCTGAAGGTCAGCGTACCTCGGATGCGTCAAGCGTTGCTTGATCGCATACAAAAACTTCTTTGCCTGCTCCTGGGTCTTGGAGATAACCATGACCGAGATGTTAGGATTTTTAACCAGACGGTAGGTGACGTAGTTAATTGTGATCGTCATTGTCTTGGCGTGGTTAGGGGGTACGTTTACAAGAAGGCGGGATAAGCCCGCCGACCCCTTTTCGTAGACCATGCTTTCATGTAACCAAGAAGGATCATTGCCTTCTAGCATGTCTACCACATTCATCATGTGAGTGGGTACTTTAGTACCAAGGTAATTCTCAGAGAACTCTGCAAACCCAGATAAGCCAGACCGAGCGGAATCAGCGAGGTCTGCTGTTCTACCACGAGCATTATCTACATAAGCTGAGAAGCCCTCGGCTTCTCGGCGTTGGGTATCATACCAAGAGCGAGATCGTCCGATGACCTTTAGGGCGTCGGCGATCGTCCTGCCTTGTCTTACCAGGTCAATGAGTTCTTTACGAGCTTCTTCTGGTGATAGATTTCTTTCCAATTGGACTCCAGTGTCTGTAGTGGTACAGAGGGGTCTGGGCAGAAGTATCCCCACTCTTGCATATATAACCATTAGGCTGGCATTAAGCCAGCCACAGAAGGCTCAATAAGTATTTCGCCTTATACTTATATAGGGGTCTAGAGCGTCGGCGTGTTTCAAGGGCTTTTGGTAATTATTTTTATTTATATATATAAGTGCTGGTCAGAGCTGGTTTTCTGGTGAATATTATTTTGTGGATAGTGGGGGGAGGGGAGGGGGGTGGTGCTAAACATCAGGGGGGTCGTCAAGGGCGCGACACAAAAAAAGACCCACGCATCTGTGCGTGAGCCTAGGAAAAACGTGTGCGCGGGCAGGGAAAAACCCCCCGCGCCTGTGCTGACGCGAGGGGCTTGCCTAACTATCTTATAGGGAAATCCTCTTCATTACTACGCGGAAGTTATCGCTTACGATACGCAACTCCCGAGCATTACGCACCTCTGCTATGTCATACACGATACCTACGCGACCCTTGCCTATGTGAACAAGGTCTCCTAATTGTGCATACCCGAGCGATACCAACTCGAAATCGGGGATGTGATTCAGGCTTGGAACTCCGTACTCATTGCGTACCTCAAGCACCTCTGCCTTGAGGTCTGTGAGTAGGTCGTCGTGTGTCCACGCTGTGATTGTGTTCATTGCTGTGTGCCTTTCGCTATTTACGTTGGAAGACCACCTCCCAACGACAAACAGTATCTCACACCTCGAGCCGAATGTCAAACACTGAGCGTAAATCCTCGGTGTGTCGGCTCGTTATGTGTGTCCTGTGATGTGCCGTATGCGCTGGTGTATGCGCCGTGCGTCATAACGCATAAGCATAGCGGGCGATACGTATTGACTGCTAACAGCTCGCACGTATGATCCGCACACCTGTCTTTTCTTGATAACAAATCAAAGATTTGTTTGATAAAGGGGGTCGAATCAAATTGGTTTGGCATTGACGAAAGGAACACAGATGAGAACAGTTGAAACTAAGGCACTAGTCGGCGTCGTAAAGAACGGCGTTGTTCACGTGTCGAAGCCAAATGACAAGCGCATCTTCGCAAAGGTACGCATCACCACTAACACCGCTAAATCTTCGAAGAAGATTGAAGCAATCCTCGCCTCATTCAAGGCATACCCGAACTTTACCACAGTTCTGGCTGAAATCCAAAAGGTTGAGCCAAAGGCTTACCTCACACTGAAGGGAGGTCAAGCCTAATGTTTTATTGGGGAGACTACGTAGCAATGGCAATCGCACTATTCACCAGTGGATTCACACTCGGTATCTACGTCGCTCGACGTGCCGTCAAGCAGTGGCTCGCACGTCATTCATAGATAACACATCGAAGATGTGTATAGAAAGGGGGGACGGCAAATCGCTGTCCCCTCTCCACTTATCGAAAGGAGCAACACAATGGATTACAGACTCAAACTCAACTGGCAGGAAGACGAACTCGCCCCTCGCGGGACTCGTTACTACGTCGAGATTGAAAAACTTGACGACTGGAATACCACGATTGTGGATGTCAATGGCACGTCGTGGCATCAGGCAATGACCGAAGCAATGGACAAACTAACCGAGATAGGAGAAATCTAAATGGGAGCAAGAATCAACTTCGTATTCAAGGCATACGAAAAAGAAATATCACACGTCACACTCTACTCACACTGGGGCGAGAGTAACTGGCGAAGTGACTTAGCAGAAGCACTGGCTCACGCTAAGCCTCGCTGGGATGATGCAAGTTATGGAATCCGAATAGTTGTTTCACAACTAATCGGTGAGGACTGGGGTAATCACACAGGTTACGGCTTGTTCACAAGCACCGAAGATGAAGACTTAGGTGACACCACCGTAATGGTGGACTTTACAAATCAAACAGTCAATGATACAGGCAACGAACATTCGTTCGGTTCTTTCGTCGAGTATCACGAAGAGGTAAAGGAGTTTCATAATGCCTAACTGGGTGTATAACTCCCTCGTAATCGAGGGTGATGCAGACGTACTTACACGGATCGCGCAACAACTAGCAACACCACACGAAACACAACACCTTGACTGGAAAACCAACGAGGTCAAGACTGAAATGGTTGAACAACCATTCTCATACTGGAACATCATCAAGCCGACCAACCTTGATGAGTATTACGACAAGCCCGACACAAAGCAAGACCATCCCGACCACTGGTATTCGTGGAATACCAGCAACTGGGGCGTGAAATGGAATGCATCAAGTGCTGAACGGCACGATACCGAAGACGGCTCATTGTGCTACACGTTCGAATCCCCTTGGGGTATTCCAAATGAAGCACTGCTCACCTTATCCAAGCAATACCCAACCGTCACGCTTGAGCTCGAGTTCGAGGAAGAGACTGGCTGGGGTGGAACTATTGTCTACGACAATGGCAATGAGGAAACAACCGAAGAGTACGACAACAAGTGCCGAGACTGTAGCGCACTGAACACGCTGGATTACTGCGACGATTGCGGTAATGAACTGTGTTCAAAATGCAACAACATAAGCGAGGCAGATAAGGATGCACTCAAAGAGTGCGAGACACATAAACATCTAGCACAGGAGGTAACAGCGTGACCAAATACATAGCCAATGAAAACGGAGACTGGTGGGAATACGTCGAGGACTCTGTCCTCTTCGTCATTGACGACAGTGAAGGACACATAAGCAAGGCAATGCAAGAGGAAGACGCGTCGCCCGACGACGACAAGTTCGAGAAGTTCATCTGGCGATACGGCAAAGCCGTAACAATCAAGGAGGTAATCTAATGATGGGCTACAAGTATGCAGACATACAGAAGTTCGGCACTGCTCTGAACAGAGCAGAGTTCTACCTACCACCAAGTGATACAGAAACAAGGGAGGGTCTCACTCAGGTGTGGGATTTCTTCGAAGGACTACTAGCCGAAGGCTATGTAGAAGGAGAGGAGACAGCGTGACCAAGTACATAGACATAGACGAACTCAAGGCTATCTATAAAGATAATCGTGAGGGAAATGTATCTGACTCAGCATTTGCTGAGGCAGTAGAAGAAATCAACGGAAGAGTGGACAACTTCATCGACGCCATACTTGAAGACATACTTCAAGAACTATACGAAGGAGCAAACTAATGGGACGCAATACAGCGCAAGACCTAGCGGAGAATGTCATTGACATTCGCCAGTCAATAGCAATACAACTAACAAGCAATCACTATCCACCTGTGCCACTGAGTATGGTCGAGCCTTGTATTGAGGCTATCTATGCGGTGTCAGAGGGACTCACTCATAAGCAAATCCAACTGCCGAAAGGTGTGTACTGGCGGGAGTATCCAACCGCTCCCGCTCACGTCATTGTCGAGAGTCATCATCTCCAACCTTGGTGTGATTATGACAACGACTAAGCATCTATACAGTATGACGGCAGATGAACTCGCACGGATCACGTGCTTCGGCTACGAGGGACACCCTTGTACCAACACAATGGATGAGTATGGCTGTCGCAACAGTATGAAAGACAACGAACCATTCTGCGCTGAGTGTTGTGCAGATACTAACGAGGGTATGTGCTGCGGGTAGCACGTGCATTCTTTATAGCATAGAGAATCTATGCTCTTGAATAAGCCGACCAAACCGAAAGGAGAAAGATGCTATCGCTAATCAGAAGCAATGACCGCAAGGTTACCAACCTAGTCTCGCCAAGTGGCAAGACATCTGCAATCGCTAACACCTTTGGCTTACCAGCAGGCAAGGCATACTCTTGTCCAGATGCAACCAATATCTGCGAGAAGGTCTGTTATGCAGGCAAGCTCGAGCGTGTATACAAGGGAGTGAGGGAAGTTCTCCTTCACAACTGGCAACTACTGAAGGACGCTGACGTCAACCAAATGGTTGACTTGCTTGACGATATGATGCTTGATTTCATCAAGGATTGTGAGAGACGGAATGCCCCGAAGTTATTCCGCATCCACTGGGACGGCGACTTCTTCAATCAAACCTATGAGTATGCGTGGCAGAAAATAGTAATGATGCACCCAGACATACAGTTCTGGTGCTATACACGTGTCAAGTCTGCTGCTTATTCCCTATCGGGGCTTGACAATCTCTCGCTGTACTACAGCACAGATGATGAGAACAAACACATCGGCGAACAAGTTCGCAACGAAACAGATACGAAACTAGCGTACCTATCCACCACATTCGCAGATGCAGAGGATGAAATGGTACGTATCACTGGCAAGGTAGGTGCGAAATGCCCTGCACTAACCAAGCAAATCCCACTCATCTCAACGAGTGGTTCAGCCTGCGTAACTTGCGGGCTCTGTGTCAACGGCAAAGCCGACATCCGATTCAGCACAACCAAGAAATGAGGAACAAATGGAAGCATCATTCATGATCGCACAGGTAGAGACAACCATGTCTAACTACACCAACCAACATCACCGCTTAGGTATGCGAGACCTTGCCATATGGCAAAGCCTCGGCTCATACTATGCAGACCCAGAAGATTACGACATCGTGCTTACCTCAACACGAGAGGAAGCGTTCGACCGTATGGTGGCAGACCACTGGCATGTACGAGTAAGCGATGCATTCTTCGGGCTTGACTACGAAGGTATCGACGAAGAGGTACTTGATTATCTGAAGGGTAACAAGTTAGTAGCAAGCACAGACGAAGAGGAGGAAGAGTAATGCCTATCATGTGTGAAGAATGTAAATGTTCGAACTGGATTTGCTCCGACTGTGGAGAATCCAATCATAATGATTGTGGTTGCCCATGCTGTGGCTGTAAATGCCAGACAAAAGAAGATGAGAAATGGTGCGACGATTGTGGAAAGAACGTGCCATACACCAGCGAAGGATGTGCGTGTCAAGATAGCACAGCTTTAGCTGTGCATATAGATAACCAACCAACCGAAAGGAGCAACACCATGGAAACAGAAGCACCAGTAGTAACGCCAGACCAGCAACAGATTGTGTATCTCGAGGAGCAGAAGGTTGCACTAGAGAAGCGCATTGAAGCACTAACGATTGACCTATCCACACAACGCAGTATCGTGGATGAACACCGCCGTAAGGTAAGCAGACTATTCACCAAGGTGAATGACTACATTGAAGAGAATGACTGTGATGAAGACAGCGAGATTGTTCTTCATGAACTAGATGACATCCTCTCAGGTATCTTCAGCAACCGACTCGTATTCGAGAAGGTGTATGAGGTACAGATTACCTACACACTGGACGCTACGTTCGAGATCCGTGCAAAGGATGAGGATGCAGCACGTGAGATTGCCGAAGAGATTGGCATCAGCACTGACCCAGTGTTCGACCATGAGGAAGACCCAACCGAATGCGTGATAGACCAGTCACGTGTCGGATACCTACAACGAAAGGTGAACTAATGAGTATAAACAGAGGAGATGTCTGCGCCAACGGAGCCGTTGTCGTAGATTGCAAGCGAGCTAACGATGGTGTAACCATTGTGCTCTGCTTGTGGGTAAGAGATACACAAACAGGTGAGCAATTCACCCGCACTGCTGATCCATACGTAACGTGGACAGCACGTAGAGATGAGGGAACAGGCGAGATTGTATGCTCGACTGGTCACTATATGGACAGCCTGTCCGATGCAGTTGTTGATTTCAACAGCCGTACCTGATACACTCACACCAACAACCCAACACGAAAGGAAGTACCATGTCAAACCTAACAATCAAGTCCCGCCGTAATGCATACAGCATTATCGGTGAAGAAGTAACAGCAACATCAGCACGAGACGCAGCCACTCAGGCTGGTCTCGACTGGCGCGTATCACTAGCCGACGTCCAAGCGTTGGCTGTATCAAACACAGGTGTTAGCCAACTCGAAGTGCCTAACACTTTCGCTACTGTCCGTACCAACGAGGACAACACACAGTCAGTGCTTGGCACTGTCGGTGGACGATACAAAGTATTCCAGAATGCTGAGATGTTCTCAGGTCTAGATGCTCTGGTCGATTCAGGAGATGCACGATATGCATATGCTGGTGAAGTCAAAGGCGGAGCACAGGTATACATGGTGCTCGAGCTACCTAAAGGTGTGAAGATTGGTAACGATGAGCACAAGGCTTATCTAGTAGCACGAACTTCACACGATGGTTCAACTGCACTGCAGATTGCACCGAGTGTGACACGTTTACGCTGTACCAATCAGATCGCTGGCATCTTCTCTAAGTCAGCGACCTACACACTCAAGCATACAACCAATGCTGAGTTCAAGATTGAGGACATCCGCAAGATTATCCCAGTCACATACACTGGTATCGAGTTCTACGAAACCGTAGGCAACAAGCTTCTCCAAGAGAAGCTAACCGATATAGAGGTAGACAACATCTTCAAGAAGATGTGGTCACTACCATCCTTCGTTGAGCAATCGCCATATGCACTGCTTTCAACAGGGCAGAAGCGACAGTACAACTCAGCGATATCTGCACGAGATGCAGCCAAAGGTATCTACAAAGGTGCAACTGGCACACAAGAAGAACTGTATGGCACAGCGTTCGGTGTGTTCCAATCAGTGGTTGAGTACGCTGACCACTACAGTCACAAGACAGAAGCAACTCGAGCCGAGCGTGTCATCAACGGTTCGGCTGACAGAATCAAGAGCAAGGCTCTTACCCTACTAACGAAGGGAATCTAAATGGATAAGGAAGACCTATACATCCAGCCTCGCATCTCAACAAGGCTGGCACAGTACATACAAAAGGCACTCGATTACCTACACATCTATGCACAAAAGATGGATGACCCAAGCGTGATCGAGCCTGAGCTACACAAAGAAGCAGATGATGCCATGATTGACATCATCTTAGACGCACCGCTACCAGAGGAGGAATCTAATGGGTAAGTTAATCAACAAAGATACACTTGGTGTCCGTGTTGGGGGTATGAAAATTACCCCCATCGCTGGCTGGTCATGGTACTGTGGATACCATGACTCATACGGAATCGGAGATGACCGCGACGAAATCGTGTTCATGTTCGGTGCTCATATGAAATACAACGAGGTCGACGGCGATGTATGTGAACCGTATTACCGAGAATGGAAAGTAAAGGAGGAAGCATGATACATCTAGTTAGTGTTGTTCTTATCTGTGCATATTGTAACTCAGAGATAGAACGACGTACTGAATTAGAAGCACGTGAGGCACTGGCTGAACACCAGAACTACGTGCAATGTATGAAGAACTACTGATGGGCAAGCCACGTCCGACAGAGATACGTCTAGTAGCCAAGCTACTAGATCCAGACGCTGAGAACTCCGAAGATGCTGCAGCATTAGCGATTGAAATCATTGAGGCACTAGATAACTCTAGGCTTAAACGAGAATCGTTTATTGTTGTAGCAAAGTTGGCGGACTGGGTTCCCTTGCAGGCATGGGGGGAATTCAGTACCCGCTTACAAGCAGAGAAGTTCTTCCCGCATCTATCCGCACCAGGTCCAGATACTGGTGGCAAGGGTGCGATAGCAAGGCTAGAAAATCCAGATGATTTACTCAAACGAATAGGAGCACAGTAATGTTCTACAACGGATTCACTTTGCTCATGCAGATACTAGCAGGCATGAGTATGTACTACGTTGGTCGACACTTTGGTTACCACCAAGGTGAGCAAGAGATGTATCAGAGATGTCGTAGTGCTGATGCAGTACGAAGAGAATTCTTTTCCGACATCAGTCGGAACTAGGTTCAGAATCAAGGGCGGGGGCTTGTGCCTCCGCCTTTTTTTCTGTCTCGTCCGCGACTAGGTGCGTGATCCAAAATAATTTATAGTAGTCATAGTCATAAGAAAATCTCTTCATGTGTTTAACTGTTGCACCTGTATGTGCGTGAAGTGGGACACCAGCTTGCTTCATTAGCATGAAGAACTGGATGTCTTCCGATACATACTGAGCATCAGTACCACCACTAGAATGCTCAACAAAGAATGGCTTGTCATGACCATGAAATTCTTTCATCTTGTCAGCCACTGATCTATGCATCAGGAAGAATCCATAGCCAGCATAATCACATTTAACTATGGCATTAGGTTCCATTGGATGTAGGTATGACATCTGATGGATGTCATCTGGATGCGCTATGAATAGGCATGGGTACGGAGACATCAACGCCTGTTCATTCTCCTTGGAAATAAAGTATGTACCACTAACAGCTGGCATTGTCTTAGCGTCAGCTATATCCCAAATTTTTTTCAGCGCATCGTTGGTTACATGGATGTCGCTATCTACCCAGAGAATCCAATCAAAGTCTGATGCATACCAAGTATCAAATGCCGTCTGTCGTTGACGCCCGATCTGATTACCTTGCACACGTTGAGCACCTCTGATTGGCAAACCACTGGTCAGAACTGTGTAGACCAAACCCTCTGTGAACTTACCGTCTACCATCCCATTGTCACACCATGTAAGCATCATCTTTTCATTAGCTTTGTGCATGATTACCTCCCCATCCTGTCCCTGTAAATTTAATTGGTGGTGCATTATATATTCTAGTTAGTGTGCTACCGCATACAGGACAGTCATACTCTTGTTCATCCTCTGTCATGCCACGTTCGATGATGACAACTTGTCCGTCACCTGGACATTCATATTCATAGTTCATTAGTAAGGCGTAGCCCCTCCCAGTTTATCCGCTATCTCTTTGATCCCTTTGGCAATCAGTTGCTCAACACGTTGAGGTGAGATGTCCCAAGCTAGTGCTATCTCAGCTAATGGCTGGTCGTTAACAAACCGACACGTAAGAATGCCTTGCATTCTTGAGTCAAGCTTCTTCATTGCTGCATCTACATCAGCAATCATTGCTGCTAAGTTGTTACCCTCATTAGCCAATCGCTTGACCTTGACACCATGTACATCTGGATCGAATACTTGGTTAGCCAAGTATGATTCATCAGTACCAGCAACCTTGATCAAGCTTTCAATTAACTCGAGGCGATAGAAGTATTCATCGCCGAGTTCATAACCTAAAGCTTTGGCTTTTTCCTTACGAACATACCGCTCGCCAGCCCTACGTATGAATGTATGAAACGCTTTATACCCTTGCTTCTTCTCAATGGGATCTTCGCGGTCAAGGTACTCCTTGACTTTATCCTTACGCTTCCATGCGTACTCATTCATTGCTTGTCTAACATCTTCAAGCTCAACGAATCGATGATAACGTTTAGATAAATGCCAAGCGATACCAGATGTTATCTCATTGATCTCTTGCCATATCGGATGGTCTCTTGTTAGGTCAGACATATTGCCTAACCAAGTACGTGTGTGCAGCAAGTAACAGATCGGGATCATCACCCAATAAACCTAATGCTCTGTTGTGATTAGAGCAGAGTAAGCCACGCACCTTGCCAGTACGATGGTCGTGATCTATATCCAACGCACGAACTGATGGACTAGCACCACAGATGTAACAGCCACCACCTTGTGACTCAAGCATCTCTTCGTATTGTTCTACGGTAATACCATAAGAACGAATCCGTGAACCACGTTGCTCATTGTAAGTTTTATTTCGATTGCGTGGCATACTTCTCCCAGATACCCCGCTCTACCATCAAAGCAATGATGGCGTAGTTAGCGATGTCAACGAAGCTATCTTCAAGAGCTTCGTTGTTGGGCTCGATGGAGTTGTATATAAGATTCTTAAGTCGCTCAAGTTTGTCGGACATGCGAACCATCAACCCATTCGTAGCACCGCCAGGTGCATTCCAAATGTTAAGTGGTCCGTAGTCAATCTGTTTCATTACCAAGATACCAAGAAGCTCATCATAAATTTCTTGAGCATCTTCTTGGAAGTTATCTATGGTTAGTTTGTTCGTCGCCAACGGAGCACCTTTCAGTTGTTAATTGCATTAACTAAATCAGCTAATGCTTGCGCTCCTTGGTTGACAATTATACTATTAACATCGCTATCTGGCGGTAGCGACACGCGGACAGCTTGAGGGATTGCATCCTGCAATCGACGAGCAAGTTCCTGCCCTGGATTAGAGCCATCCTCTTTAGCATCGTTGTCAGTACAGATTACAACAGTGCCAATCCCATCAAAACACCTACTAAAATAAGGCTTCCAAGCATTGACGCCAGCAACGGCAACCGCTGGGAACCCAGCAAGAGTCGCACTAATCGCATCTATTTCTCCCTCTACTACTAGCACTTGGCTAACTGCATTAACTATTGCACTGACATTGTATAGGTGGTGCTTCTGACCAGTAGGTATCATGTACTTAGGATCCCCGCCATCAATGCGACGGAACTTAAACCCAACTACACCAGCCTCTGTTATATAGGGGATGGATAGGTGATGCTTAAGTCTGTCCTCATGACCAGGTGCTACCTCGGCTACGTAACCTAGCAAAAATTTTTCGGCTCCATCAAGGATGCCACGTTGTGTTAGGTACGCCTCTGCTGGTGAACCAGCAAGGCTGTTGTGGTACTGATGTGCTGCTTTAGTCCAGAGATCTATGAGTTTGGGATTAGTCTTCATACTTTCTCCTGCCTGTGCGTAATGAATGGAGGTGCAGTGTATACATCATTGCGAGCAGCAATCTGCATTGCTTGTTTCCATGTTGCACCACCCGCTAGTGCGCCTAGTGCAAAGCTTGACCCTGACCCTACGCCATACAGCCCATCATCACGTAAGTATACAGAATAAGAATCATCTACTTGGTAGATAGTTCCATTGATTGCAAGTATAAACTCAAACCCAGCATCTGCATCATCCTTATCTGGTACATACCCTGACTCCTTGATGCAATCTCTTATGCTTGGTGCAACAGTTGTAATCATAAAGTGATACATGTCTTTGATGTTAGCTGGTATAGCTGGCGGTTTCCACACATGTTGTATCACATCACATGGTTGCACATCACCAGCACCAGCAATTAACCACTTACCCCGCTTGCTAATCTTAGTAACAATTGGATGTGAGTATGGTCTGTTCATTGCAGTGGTGCGTGAATCGGCTGCAAGAATGCAGCCGTTGTCTTGTTGGATACCAATAATTGTTGTCATCGAGATCGTAACCTTGGTGGTGTCCACCGCCCACTCTTCTTACTGCGACGATTGTGAACAATCGGAGTAGAAGATTCTTTGCCAATATTTTTTTCAGCCCATGACCGAGCTTCTGGGTATGCTAAATGTTCACGTGCCATGATGATCTGTATACCAGAACCACCAGCAGCACATGCATAGCATACCCAGACGCCCTTGTCTGAGTTAACTGAAGCAGATTTACGAGAGTCGTCATGCACTGGACAGAGAATAGACTTCTCACCTTGCGGTAAGTCCAATCCATAATGATTAAAGACTGCTTCAAGAAACTCAGGCTGGTTCACTTAATACCAATTCCTTTCTTGATGGAACTTGTATGCCTTGCACCAAGTCCCGTAACGATGAAGCACATACTCGTGTGCTTCTGATGTTTGTTTCAGTATGGACCACTCGGGTTTTCCCCACAGTAGTTGCCATACTCCACGTGCTCCACTCGATTTGTTGTAGGAGCCTACGTTGTATCGGCTTTCCTTGTACGCAATCTTCTTCGCACAAGCTGCCTCTTGTTTGTCCGTTGTTACTGTGCTTATCGCAAGCTCTATCGCTGGTTCCTTGTCCATCGCCATGATGCGTTTGTCCAAGGTCATGATTGGAGACTGTGCTTCCGCTGGCGACATTAAAACCAATGTCGCCGTTACTACGGTTAATGCAATCAACCGCATAGTTACCTCTTTTCAGTTGGTAACGCACTGTCACTGTGCTACCTATGTCCATTGTAACCTGCCTGTTTTAGCAGATCAGCCCAGAGCCATGCGGGCATTACCGCGTATGACTCTGAGACATTTGTAGTGCCACGCTTTTTTATTAGCACCACGCCAGTCTCAGCATCAGCATGAGTCATCTCATCTGAGAGCTCCTGCAGATAGCCACTGAGAGTGATCTTCTTTTCGTTCTTACATTCTATCACTACGCCATCGATGCCATCAATATCACCAACGTCGTCGTGACGACCTGCACCATACGCACGTTCAGCGCATGGAAAACCATACGAGACTAGCCACTTGACTACATCTCTTTCGTATTGTGAACCTTTACGTTTGCTTGGTGTTGTCATACATAGTCCGAGCTAAGAATAGATTCTAATTGGATACCAAGTTGTCTACGCATCTGCATTCTAACGCGAGGAACTGTGCCACCCCAGATACCGAAAGCTTCGTGACGCATGCCCCACTCCAAACATTCTTTAATTACTGGACAACTACTGCAAATCTTTTTTGCTATTGGAACAATGCTTACATCATCTTCTGGATAAAAAAATTCAATGCCAACCTCTTTACATAAAGCTTCACTAAAGTCTGGATACTTCATTGATTAGCACCTCTATCGGTTGTAGTTGATCAGCGTCCATAACTAATCGGATGCCGTAACCATAGTCATGCTTGTAATGATTTGCAAGAAATAATTCTCGTGTCGTCCAACCAAGTATTGAGAATTTACTATCTACATGTGGCAACTGTTTATCGCCAAAGAACTGCACCAATACTGCATAGTCAGATACAAATAACTCTGGTGCATTAAAGATTAATTTATCTAATGTCGATGTCTTGACTTGTATATTTTTTCCCAGTGGTGTAGATAAGTCGTGTCCATTATCACCACTCGGCGAAATCGATCTGTCCACCTGAAGCCCAAGCCCTTTGCCACACGCCATCTCACCGAGCTGACCCATAAGATTAACCGAATACGATGAATTGTTTCTGTCAAATTTTTTGTCAACAACTTCATATTGTTTTTTGTTTTCTCTCACTAGGTGGATGAAGCGAAGCGCATCCATAGTCTCATCTAAAGTTAGTTCAATATCTATTGCCATTGACGCATAGTCCTTGCTCTTTGCAATTCACTAGGTGAGTTATACAAAGTCATATGGCTTGCCTCCGCTGACAGCGAGATGTAAATCTCTGCTGTTGGGTCAGCCTTACCATGTCGGTTCTTCACTACAGCAACGCGGTAAGCATTTGCCTGTCCGTCTAGTGCAACACTAAGAACCAACTCTGGTAACGCTGCAACCTTACCCATCAATGCCTTACGCGGAGCAGGATAGTTAGGCTTAGACATCTTTTCGTTCTCGGATACATGGTGCAGAACGATAAATGCTGACTCGTATTCACGAGCCATATAGTGGAACGCTGACATTGCATCACGCAATGCAGTCCATTCATTGTCGCTTGTTGAAGCAACATTCATCAAGTTGTCTACAAAGATTGCTTGTGGTGCAGAGCCGTGCAGTTCTATCCAAGCTTCTATTTCTTCTTCGATATCTTCTAACGAAGGCGACGGATCAAAGTTGAATCGAACATGCCCTGCACCATCAGCGAGTGCATCCTCTAAAAGAACGGATGCTTCAGAGTCCATCATCTTCTCAACGTATGCTACTTCTCTCTCCATAAGGATTGCCCCTGCGCGAGTGGCTATTGTTCGGGAGTCAGAGTCAGCTGAAAAGTAAAGCGAAGGAACTTTAGAATTAATTGCGTACCACAGTGCAAGTAGTGTCTTACCACCACCAGGTTGTGCTGCTATCAAATGCAATTGCGCTTGACGAAACACTACCTGTGATTGAGTAAGTTGTGGCAATATCTCTGGAAGCATATGACCAACAGGAGATTCAACTCCCACTACCTGCAACAGTGAACGCATTGTTACTTAGCCCAGATAGTTTCTGCTTCTACTGCACCTGGAGTAAAAGGCTTTGGTCCCTTGGCTGGGTCAAACCAACCAACATAAGCCTTGCCAGCTTTGGAAGTACCCTTCTTCTTTGCGTACTTACCTCGACCGTCTGGCAATGCTGGTGCATCTGGATGTCCATATGTCCATTCATTACCGTAGCGATCAATGATTACTTCAATTGCTGCAGCGGATGTGCCTGCTGCAACTGGAGTTGGATTGAGACCAGCATCTTGTAGCACTTGCACTGCTGCTGCTGAAGCAGCAAATGCACCACCTGACGCACCACCTGAGCGGTTGTTAAGTGATTGCTGTAGCGCAGTAGCGGAAGCAATTGCTTCTACTGCTGCTGTTAGATTTGCGCTGAACTCGCTAACACTATTACCGCGAACGGTGAATAGGTCAGTTGAGTTTAGCTTGCCTGTATATGAGAACATAGATTCAGTCATCTAGTTCATCTCCTTTTCTTTTTCCCTGGATTTGTAATGGGAAATCTTTGCCACCCATTGCAGGACATTGTGCCGTAAAACTGCACATCCTGCATGAGTCACCAACTGATGGCGGAAACCAACCTTCCCAGACGGAAGCGTTCATCGCACCAAATACATAATCGAAATATTCCATTGACAGATGTGATAGGTCAATCAATTCATCAAGCTCGCCTTTGCGAGTCATGAAGAAGGCTCCCCACTTAGGGCGGATGCCATAACTACGTTCAATACCAGAGGCATAGAGACCCGCTTGGATTGCACCGAAGGGCGTCCTAGAACCTGTCTTGTAGTCAACGATAACCAAGTCTTCCCCTACTTGGTAGATCGCATCAACAACCATACGCACTGGTGTACCCCCGAAGAATACATCAGCAGCCCATTCAATTCCAGGACGACCATCGGGCATTGTTGCAATTTTCCAACCAGATTGTTTGTACCAGTTATAGTACGCCTCAACCTGCTTGAGTCCATCGCTCTGCCAAAAGGGCAGATCTTCCCCATCAGGACGCAAGGTGGTCTTGCGTCCCGCTGTCTTCCACTCCGTAGAGGGAATGCCAGTCTTCTGTTCTGTTTCTAGAACAGCGTCATTAAATACTTCAGCCCACTTAGTTGTCAAATCGATAGTCATCGGGGTTCCATTCTGGGTGATCTACTGGTGTCGGTGCTGTCATTGGTGAGCCACAGTTGGCACAAAAAGAATCTAAGAACCACATAACTAGTTCGTAGTCTGAGAAGATTGCTCTGATAACTTGGACGTTACTCCCGCAATTAATACACTCATTGCTGGGTACGCCACGTTGGTCAATCCCCTGTGGAGTGTTGTCGGTAGAGCTCATGGTTTAACCACTCCAACATTGAATGGACGGCGGAGCCAGCAGCAAGATATACTGCGGGCTTTTCTGGAACCATGGCTACCTTACTCAGATAATATTTCTGAGGGCAGGACTGCCACGTGGATAGCTGGCTGAATGAGCGGTGCGGAGGAAGTTCATTTATCATAGACATGAGTATACCTGACCAAGAGGCGATGTGTCGGTTACGACACACCTTGGTTATTTACCAGCATTAGTATAGGGTTGAGGGGTGGTGGGAGGGATAGGCTGCTTTAGCAGCCTTATGAAAAGACATGGAGGAAAATGAAACAGGAAGAACAGGATAAATGGAATGAGTATGTGGGTGGGCTTTTAGCCCACCATAAGAATGAAGAGCACGTAGAGCATATGAAGAAAGTAATCATAAAGATTTTAGAGACAAGAATCCCAGCGAAAGATAACTGGTGTGAGGGTTTTAATACTGGCTTAGAGTGGTCAGTTCGTATTTACTTAAAAGATAAATCTGCTTACTAAATAAAAAAAGAGGGGGACGATTAAGTCCCCCTCCTCTTCTAGCCCTACCATTCTGGTGGAGCAACTGCGAGCGCATCCAGCGTGGCTTTATTGATGCACCCGACTGCTGGGATGTCATAGCGATGCTGCAACCCTTTAAGTATTTCCTGTAGGGGAGCATCTAGCCGATCATCACCAGCAACATTAAGAGCTACACGTACTTGTGTAACCAATGGCGATCTTTCTTCTGGTAGTACTAACGGTAAATATGTTTCAATCAAACTACTACTTCTTCTGTGTCGATTGTTTGCAATTGCAGTGTGACGATACCGCCGAACCCGCTTGCAAAAGTGGGAGGTGCAGTTTGCTCAAACTGAATAGCACGGATAACACAGATTCTTTCTTCTCCTGAGTTGAAATCTTGGTAGAGTACTGCTCCGCCATTCTGCTCAATAGACTCAAGGTATTGGATTCTCTCCCATGGGCTGGAGACTCGTGTGTTTCCATTTGGATCTCTTTCTTCCTCATAGCAAAGCAAAGGTATTGTTATTGTTCGTGAACGCAGTGGTGATGGAAGAGCACGTACTTGCCATTCAGTTAGCGTTGGTCCAAGTGATGATGTAGTTGTATCTCGCGCAAAGTTAAATGTAACTTGGAATACGTCAGCTGGTGATATATAACTAGCAAGCGCAGCTTCAGTGTTAGGACCAAATGGAACTGTTCCAGTTGTTAATAGTTGGTCAGCGTTATCATCAAGGTTAAACCCAAGTGTTCCGCTAGAATCTGGATCTGACTTAATGCTTAGTGATACTGGTTGTTTCTTTTCTCCAGTACCCCATCGGATTAATCCAGAGCTAAGGTAGCCAGATGCAGCCAGGGTAGTTGCATGTTCTACCCATGTGCCAGATGAGGATGTCATAAATTTTAATCCAGTAGTTCCAACAAAAGCTATACCGTTTGGAGCATTGCTATCTGTTACAAGATCTGGAGCGTAGGCATAACCGTTGTCAATAGCTTGACCAAGGTTAAGACGCCATAACCCAGCAGAACCTGAAACAAGATTTGATCTTGTCGCATATACATATGATTCATCTTGTGCTACATCTTTTACATCGCCATCGACGTTGATGGGACCGTAAGTAAATGATTGACCATCTGTCCCAATAGTTCCAATACGTAAACCTTTTGTTGTAGCAAGGATTACATATTCATTAAGGTATGTTCGCAGTTGATTAACTGTTTCACCACGAGGTAGCTCAGCAATAATAGTTGGTCCAACAATTGCAGCAGTAGGTGAGGTTGGATTAATTGTGTACATTTGAACACGTGATATAGCACCTTGTGTATAGGCAACCACAACAGCACTTGGTAATTCTGCAATTGAATTAAATGTTATAGATGAATTGGCAAAGGTAAACCTTATATCACCACTAGCCATGTTTACAGGTGGACTGGTTGGATTTCTTGCCAACTCATAGAGATGCATATCTGTGTTATCGTGCATAACTCCAGCAACAATTCTATCTTTGACATATGCAATAGATTGAACTGTTTGTGTGGTAACACCTGTCTTCTTGGAGTATAACTTAGTCACAGCTAACGCTGTGGTTACCTGATAGATACCATCGTTAGTTCCTACCAATGCATAGGTTCCATCCGATGTCAATGTTTGTGCAGTTGTTGATGTGCCTAATGATGTTGTTGTGGTGGTTGATCCATTGTAGAACTTAACAGAACCACCAGAAATATAAAAGGTTCCGCTAGATACCGTGGCAGGGCTAGTGGCTGAAGAGGTTGTTAAGTTTGTTGTAGCGGGAAGAAGCTTTAATTCACCAAGAGTCCATGGGTCTATGTTGTTTGATTCGTAGTAGCGATAGAGATCGCTAGTATCAGCGTCATAGTATTGCTCGCCCGCACCATGATGCCATGATGTAGCAGAACGTAACCACCAGTTTGTCAATGACTGTTCACCAGTCAATGTTCCTTGGTCAATACGTTCCTTCTGGTAAGTCGTAGTGATACGACTGATACGGTTGTTGTCAGATGCAGCTGATAACCAAGGTGTGTTACCAATGGCATAGCTTGCAGCAAAGTCTTCCCTGCCGTATCGAACCAATGCTGTAGGCACGTTAGTGCTAATAGCAATAGGTAGATCACCTTTAAGATACTTGTTGGTCGTTGCCACGATTTACCCCTACTTCTTAGACGGACAGTGCTGACAGCATTTAGATGTATCTTCTGCTGGGTAAGCTTTCTTTACTGGTATAGCAGCAACGGCTGCTCTTACTTGATTAATTAACTTAGGTTGATTCATCCACCAGAACCATGGGCTAGTGTCGTTACCCATATCTTCATTGATGGATACATGTAGATGCTTACGATGCATGTTGCTACCTGTATAATTACGGTCACCTTGTTTAGCACGTTCTCTTGACCAGATCTTACCGTTAAATATTAAATACTTAACACGCTTGTCTTCTTTAAGCTTTTGAAAAATATCAGCGCAATCAATACCGTTAGCAGGATCATGTGTTAGATCAGTTGCGAGCCCAGTATTGTGGTCCGAAGTCGGGCTTTGTTTGACATGGGCAGCAGATGGTAGAAGACCATCGCTGATCTTCTTGCGCTTCGGCTTTAACGCCGTCGCTTGGCGAAGCACAGCAATTGCAGCAGGTGTGGCTCTCTTGGCTACAGTTGTCATTCACGAGTCTTTCCAGCTACTAGTTCATACAGGCTGTCAACACGAAGTTCTAATCTATCGAGTGAGTCACGCATCGAGCTGCCTGAATTTGGTTTCAATTCTGTGAGGTAGTGTTTTACTAACCAACGAA